TATTTTTCTATCTATGTATAGTCCTGCTGCTTTGCCTCTGTTTGCTTCCGCATTCACTGCAGAAGAGAATGATCCTTTTCTCAAAGCGGCTTCTCTGAGTCTACCAAGTTCTGCGATGTGTCCCTCGTAAGTCACTTCATGTTTTCTAATTCTTTCCTCTCTCAGTTCACCAATGTATTTTACAACGAGTGGTGATAGTCTTGGGTTTGTAAGTTCTGATGCCTCTACTCTAGCACGTTTAGGTGAGTAACCTGCCTTTAAAGCTGCCTCTGTTTGTGTGAGTGGTCCGTGTTCGTCACCAAACACAAGTAGCTCTGCAAATCTCATTTGCATTTCTGTAAGTCTTTTCGGTAGTCCCATGTTGACTTTTTAAGGTAACTATCCTATAAAGTCAATAATGTTTGTTAAACATCTACAGGAATACTTAGATCAATTTACAGATGGCAAAAGAGGCAATGCAATATCTAATGCTAGAATTTATATTGATGTCAATGGTCATCTCGAAGAGATAAAAAGAATTGAGGTGCAGGAGTCTAATATAATTGGACAAAGCATGATTCGTGTTGTATTAAAACATACAAAACAGAAGTTAATTATCGCGCCTAACACCTCAGATTAGACACCCTAGTTACCTTGAAACCAGAGCGTAAATTTTATGAAAAAATTAAGAAATCTATACCAGAGATTTCGTGGATTAGACTTGAGAATAATAGCTTACTTGGCACTCCTGATCTATTGGCCTATAATACTTCTGGCCACTTTTTCACAGTAGAACTGAAAGTAACAAAGGGTAATAAGATCCGGTTTTCACCACACCAAATAGCCTTCCATGTGAAGCATCCACAAAATACTTTTATCTGCATTGAGCACCTCGGTTCGGGTGCCGTGAAACTTTTCCGTGGTTCACGCATCAGGGAGCTTGTTGCTTGTGGCTTTAAGCTTGACGCTTGCTGCTTGGGGCTTGATGCTTGTCGCTTGATGCTTGGATCTTTGGGAAAATAAAAAAACCATAACCTTGGAGGCTCCGGGTCACAGTCCCTCCGGACATTTTATATCTGCACTGGCCTCCAAGGTCTCGGCGGCTCGCATTGAGCAGCTCCATAAGTGAAGCGTTACCTATACCGATTGCTGCAGGATCTCTCGCTGCAGCCCTATATGCGCTGGTCCAAGAACTACGGCCACCTGCTTTTTGTGGATCGATCCCCCGACTGTTTTGAAACAACGCATACCCAGCACTATATCCTTTAATATCCTTCATGTCAATGATTATTCTACAGCTTCAAGGCGCTTGCGGCTTGAAGCTTGTTGCTTGGAGCTTGAGGCTTGTTGGCCCGGACCAGTCGCACGCCTGCTTGGAGCCGTCGCTCTTGTTGGGCTAATGGCCTGGTCCGTGTCGCAAGCTTCACTGCCTGAAATGGGCCTTACGTGAAGCTCGCTATTGCGCGCTAGCTTGCGCAAATTTTTATAATAGTTTGGGTGTCTAAACATTTTAATGTTTGTGATATCTTATAGTTTTTATTTCAGGATTCCAGCACATTCGACAATCTTTGCATTCGTTGTCTTGAAGAGACGCCGGGCAATTAAAGTCTTTGTCTACAACCTCTGAGCTGTTGGGCCACGACTCAGGCGCCCGCTGGTTCACCATCGGGGCGCTAAATCGTATGACTAAATTGTCTGGCTTATCATGCAGGTGGTCCTTGATCCAGGCTTCTCTGGTCGGTAACCAGTGACGCTTGCCAGGTGTCAACCTGCACACTGCGTAGATCTTCTTGAGGTGATCTAAGTCCTGGACGTCTCCGCTGTCATGCCATCGGAATACATCCGGCTTCTTGCTGTTGATCAGGTGGGCCATCGCGTCGACCCATGCAGGTGAACGTATAGCTGCCAGCCGCCTGTATTGCGCATCCTGCACAACTTTAAAAACATAACAACCTTTTAGAGCGTAGCAATCATAACACACTGAGCCCGGCACAGCTTGAAGCTTGCCGCCTGTCTTGCATTCCTTGGCAGGTAAACCAATCGACCAGCCCGGCATCTTTGAAGGCTTGCTCAGGCTGCCGCCTATAATCTTTAATGCTTCATCTGTTTTCATTTTAAACTTATCCTTGTTAATTCCATTTCTGAGTCTTCTGTTAAACTTTTAGTGTGATTCAACGCTACATCAACTTTATGTCTTAAATGTGTATCGCTGTGTCCAATTTGATCCAGGTATTGGATAGTGTCCACCAGCGCGTCCTGATAAATTTTTATTAATTCAATTGTTGCTTTCATATTTCTTTCTCCTTTAGTTTATAGGATTGAATAACACAATACAGGTCCCTTGTCAAGCTTGCGGCTTGGCGCTTGCAGCTTGCCGCTTGGTGCTTGTAGCTTGGTCCCTGAGCTTCCAGCCATCGCCAGTGCTGCAGGTAAACGCGGGCCATTGCTGGCCCGGGTCTTCTACTCATTGCCAGTAATCTCCACCAGCTGCTGTGTTCAGGCAGGTCAGGTACTCGGACTGAGACAGCCCCAGCTCTTCCATCAGGAAGTGCATCTTGTCGCCTTGAAGGCCAAACTTTGGATCCTTCAGGTACTCGACTGCTTTGTCTAAAATCACGTGGCGCTTGCTGCCACCCGGTTGATATTCTTCTTTTAATTTTTTCATAATTTATCCTTTCTAAAAGCTAGTTTGAGTTTATAACGTCGGATACTAGCAAACGGACGTTTGTTGGTCCTTGAGAGCGCGTCCCTTACTTCAGGTTGCAGCTCGGGGCCTCCCTTGCATCATCGGCCTGGTGACGGTATTGCGCCTCAAAGACAAATACCAGTATATAGGATAGTCCCTCATTAGTCAAGTGCCATAATGTCGCACCTAGTTTAGAACCATTCTAAACTGCAGCTTGCGGCTTGTGGCTTCCGGTACAGATTAAGATCTTACTCTTTCACCCTCTCGGCGGAAGCGGACCAGTAGCCCCACCAGTGAAGCTGGGCCAATAGGCTAATGGGTTAAAACCATTGCTACATTTTTATAGCCCGGGCTTGCTGATCCCAGGACACTAGATTGAAGCCCAGTCGACCAGGGCTCTACACCATCAATGGCGCTAGCGATCTGGCGCTAGTGTCCAGGGATCAGGCCTTGCAGGTTTGTTTAACCCCCGAGGCGCAAAGACTGATCCCAGGTCCATTGGCAAATTGCGCAACAAGGTTAACCTTTTACTTCCAATAGACCAGGGATCAGCACCCTGTAAAGACGACGCAAGGAGCGTGGTGTGATACAGGGTCTGTCCAGAGAGTTTCCCAATTTTAAGTGTAGTACAACCTCTCAAATCGAACACTGCTATTTTGAGTTTTTTAATTCCGTAAATAACAAAAGGGAATATATCCTATATAATCCCTTGACTATAAAAGTCAATAGTGTAAAACAATTTTTATGAAAGGAAATATAAATATGCAAAAACAAAAAAGAATAACACTTAACGCTGAAAAGCGAAAAGTGATTGCTGATGTTTTCCAAAACCATTTTGAAAATAATTCAAAATTCAAGAAAGCATGGCAAGACGCAAAAGAAACATATAGCAATATGCGTTCTATTGCAAAAACTAAAATGGACGTTCTTGTTAGAACACATCAACCACAAGAGGACGTTGATACGATTAGAGGCATGATTAATAAGTATGGCAATAGTGGTGGCGATCTCTACCATGATAATTGTTTCTATGTTCAAAGTGATACACCAAAAATGGAAACAAACTATCGTGGCGAAAAAGAAGAAATCTATGATGATGTTCATGTCAAGTTTGGCGATATGGACAAAGACTTCTTAACATCATGGTATCGTGATGAGATGAAAGCAAAAGGCATTGACGCAGATTTTAATGTCCGATTAGCTGACAACTACGACAAAAGAAATCCTACTTATTATAATACTGAAAGTGCAGTAAATAAATTTTTGGGTTTCGGTAGTCGTAATGATGTAAGTAAATCTACAATGTACCCTAAAGATGAGTGGGAAAATGATTTTAAACTTTGGGTAATTGGAACATCATATTGTCATTCTCGTAAGTTTGTTGCTGACAATGAAACTTTCAAATGGTTTGAAAGTTTTAAAACTGCACAAGAAAATGTTGTCACAACCCATGAACAGATGTTTGCTCATGTAAATAAAAAAATGGAAAAACTAAAACTTGGTTTGAAATCATACAGATACTTCGATCAAGCAAAAGAACTTGCAGATAAACTTGGTGTTGTTTTAAATGAGAGTATATTAGACGCACATTCTAGTATGGCTTTATCAATCTATAGTCCGGCAAATCTAGCTGATCTTTTGACAGATGAGGTTGAACAAACTCGTGATGAAAAGATTGCGATTGCAAAACAACTGCTACAAGAACAACAAAATAGTTTAAATTAACTATTGACACTTATGGGATAATCCTATAGGGTTATCCCATAACAGAAAGGTATAAATGACTAAAACATTCTACATAACTTATTGGGCTTCTAAACATAAGAAGCACATAACAAGACAAGGCAAACATGACGAAAAAAGCAGATATGGAACATCAAAACAAGGTGTGCCTTATTATGTTTATTATGATCTAGACGCACATGGATATAGAACTGCAACTACATCATGGAAAGTGAGGCACTAATCATGAGTGAATTTAATTGGTGCCATGGTCCGAGTTGCCACAAATCACACACAGTTGACCGAGTGCGAGGTGTCAAGGGCTCTAAGGTTTTAAGAACGCGTAAAATTAAATTACATGAGTGGAACAGAGATAGTTTCTATTCTAAGTTTTGTAGCAACAGCTGTTACAATGAATTTGCTAACAAGTATGTAAATGAGATAACAGCCATTGCACCGAGGACCGAGTGTCTTGAAACACCTATCTTGGACCCTACAAAAGAACGTCATTCCAATAGTTGGCATTCGTGGACAAAAACAAAATTAGAGGTTGACGAAACTAGGCAAAGTTGATAGGATTATCCTATTAACAAGAAAGGTATAATATGGAACAAACAAAAGCAAACACAGAAGTCAGTGAGTTTAAGATCATTGACGACGAGAAGAATACTCCGACACTAGAGGAAGCGCAGGCTTTCGTTGGTGGTTATGTTGAGTGTATCACTTGGCCAAATGGTGATCTATTAATAGTAAACGAAGAAGGTAAACTTATGGGTCTACCTTTAAACCCAGAGGCAACTATGCTGTGGCGTATGACATTTGACAATGACAACTACGTTACAGGACGTAAAGACTTTGTTGTAGGTCCTGCGATCTACATCAAGAAACATGCTCTAAAAAATTGGGCATAGCCTTTCTTCCCTCGGCCCGCTGACGCGGGCCGAGGGGTCCCAAACCAAAACCGATAATCAATTATAAGTTGTACCCGGCCCCCCTTTTTTGCAAAAAGGGGTCCCACTACTCTAGGTTGTATAGCTTGATTTAGACAGTTATACCTGGTAAAAACTTCTTGAACACTTTAAGGTGCAAAAAAAATTTTATAAAAATTTTTATGGAAGAAATAGATAGAATACAATACTTACCCTCTGACGTTAGAAAAACATATAAACAATATGAAGTTTTAAAAAATGAACTTCACGTACAGAATAAAGCTAAAAATGATTTTTTATCTTTTGTCAAATGTGTATGGCCTGATTTTGTAGAAGGCTCGCATCATAGACACATTGCTGACAAGTTTAACAAACTAGCTACAGGTGAGATAACCAGGCTAATTGTTAATATGCCCCCAAGACATACCAAGTCGGAGTTTGCCTCATACTTACTTCCGGCCTGGATGGTGGGTAAAGAACCAAAACTAAAAATAATTCAAGCAACACACACAGCAGAACTTGCAATAAGATTTGGACGTAAAGCCAAAAATCTTATCGACTCTGAAGACTATGGAAAGATTTTTGAAACAACGCTGCAAGAAGATAGTAAGGCCGCTGGTAGGTGGGAAACAGCACAAGGCGGAGAATACTTTGCAGCTGGGGTAGGCGGTGCCATCACCGGCCGGGGTGCTGACCTTTTAATAATTGACGATCCCCATTCTGAACAAGATGCGTTGTCCAAGGTCAAGTTAGAGTCAGCCTACGAATGGTATACATCAGGACCACGACAGCGTTTACAGCCAGGCGGTAAGATAGTCTTGGTTATGACGCGTTGGAGTCAGAAAGATCTTACAGGTATGTTGATCAAGAACCAGGGAGAGGCGAAAGCTGATCAATGGCACGTGGTCGAATTTCCAGCGATCATGGACCACGGCTCACGGCCCAAGCCCGTGTGGCCGGAGTATTGGAAGTTAGACGAATTAGAAAAGGTACAAGCAACTCTGCCTGTTGCCAAATGGAATGCGCAGTGGATGCAGAACCCGACAGCAGAAGAAGGAGCGATATTGAAACGTGAGTGGTGGAAAAGATATCCACACGACGAACCACCAGAGATACATCACGTGATACAATCTTACGATACAGCATTTTTAAAAAAGGAGACA